CTGAGTTCTATCAAGCTAGAAAGACAAGATTTGATAGAGACGAAGAGGAAAGATCAGGTCCAGCAAAAAATGAATGGGAACAAAGAGGCCCATACCACTTAACTATTCTTGCCAAGAATAATACTGGTTATCACAACATCATAAAGATGTCTTCTAGATCATATCTAGATGGATACTATGTCAAGCCAAGAATAGATCATGATCTAATAGCTGAGCATTCAGAAGGAATAATAATTCTTTCCGGCTGCCTAAACAGTGAGGTATCTCAAGCCCTTCTTAGAAATGATTTCAACTTTGCTCTAAAGACCGCTGCAAAGATGCAGGAACTTGTAGGCAAAGACAATTACTTTATTGAAATCCAAAACCATGGTCTTGAAGAGCAGATAAAGATAACCAATCAACTGATCCAGATCGCTGAAAAGATAGGTGCAAAGATAGTCCCTACAGGCGACTGTCACTATGTGCATAAAGAAGATGCAAGAGCTCATGACATCATGTTGTGCGTTTCTACCAACTCTAATATAAATACAGAAAATAGATTTTCTTTCAGCGGAGACAATTTCTATCTCAAGTCATATGATGAAATGGCCGCTTTGTTTCCTGAAGATTGGCTTAAAAACACCATGGAAATTACAGACATGGTGGATCTAAATCTTAAGTTTGGAGAACTTTATTTCCCACAATTCCCGATTCCTGACAATAAAAATACCTCTGACTACCTAGAGGAACTAGCGTGGGATGGCCTAAAAAAGAAGTATGGAGATCCACTTCCAGATAATGTCTTAGATAGAGCTAAGCATGAGCTGAAGGTGGTAAAAGAAATGGGTTATCCCGAGTACTTCCTCGTCGTTTCTGACCTAGTTCAATGGGCTAAATCCAATGAGATTCGAGTTGGTTGGGGTAGAGGATCCGCCGCAGGAAGCATTCTTTCGTACGCTCTTGGGATCACTAATTTAGATCCTCTTAAGTTTGGTCTATTGTTTGAGAGATTCCTAGTTGAGGGAAGAAAGTCGATGCCAGATATCGACCTTGACTTTGATGATAGACATAGAGATAGAGTAATCGATTATGCAAGAAAAAAGTATGGCGATGACAGAGTCGCACATATATGCACCTTCAACAAAACTGGAGCAAGACAGTCAATACGAGATGCTGCTAGAGCTCTAGCATTTGAATTTACTGCTGGAGACAAAGTAGCAAAGCTAGTTCCGCCACCAGTTCTTGGTGTTTCAAAAACTTTGTCTGAGTGCATGGAGGTTGCAGAATTTAGTGACCTATATCGAACCGATGAAGAGGCAAAAGTCATAGTAGACGCAGCATTCGGATTGGAGGGTCTTGTTAGGCAGACTGGTATGCACGCTGCAGGCGTGGTTATATCACGAGGTCCGTTGACAGACTATCTCCCAATAATGCAAAAGGGTGCTGATAGTCCCGTTATAACTCAGTGGGATATGGGACGAGTAGAGCAGTGCGGTCTTTTGAAGATCGACTTTCTTGGACTTAGAAACCTTGGTGTTATAGATTACTGTATCAAGCTCGTTAAGAAAACAAAGGGAATAGAAATAGATGTAGATAAAATTCCTCTTGACGACTACAAAACTTTCAATGAGCTATGTAAGGGAAATTCAATAGGTGTATTCCAGCTTGAATCTTCTGGTATGCGAGAGCTAATGGTTCAACTTCAGCCTCATAATGTTGAAGATATCATGGCTCTGATTTCTCTTTATAGACCAGGCCCAATGGGTTCTGGAATGGATAAGTTATATGTATCCAGAAAGCACTCGAGATCTTCAATCGAATATGATCATCCTTCATTAGAGAAGGTTCTTGGACCATCTCTTGGCATCATGCTTTATCAAGAAGATGTTCTCGGCGTAGCAAGAGAGCTTGCTGGCTTTTCTTCTGCCGAAGCAGATGATCTGCGTAAGGTAATTGGTAAAAAGTTAATGGATAAGATAGCCTTGTTCAGAGGAAAATTCGTAAAGGGCTGCGTAGAAAAGTCAAATATCTCTGAAGAGAAAGCAAATAAGATTTATTCAGACATTGAATACTTCGGTGGCTACGGATTCAACAGAGCACACGCTGCAAGTTACGCAATGATTTCATATATCACTGCATATCTAAAGACTAATTATAGCTCAGAATATATGGCAGCTTTATTATCATCAGTTGCTGGCAATAAGGACAAGTTGGCAATCTACCTTGCTGAATGCAGAAAGATGAATCTAAAAGTTCTTAGCCCTTCAATTAATAGATCTGTTGAAGAATTTGCTGTAATAGATGACAATACAATAATCTTCGGTTTATCTGCAATAAATGGAATTGGCTATGCTGTATCAGAAGCGATACTTTCTTCTCGAGATTCGGACAAGCCATATAATACAATGTATGACTTCTTTAGAAGAGTTGATCCAGCAGTTTTGAAAAAGTCTACAATTGAACATCTAGCAAACTCTGGTGCATTTGATGAACTAATAGAGTCTGCTCTAGATAGTGACTTTGGTAGACAAACAGAGCTTAATATTCTAGAGAAGGAAAAAGAAGAACTTGGCATTTATGTTTCCAAGAATCCAGTAGATGGAGTTTGGGACCTACTCTCAAAAAAGATAAGCAACGAGATTGTAGAAATCTCAGAGTTTCCAGCTGGTTCTAAGGTAACTATTGGTGGAATAATCTCTGATTCTAAAAAGATAATCACCAAAAAGGGTGCAAAGATGTTTAAGTTTAGCATTCAAGATATATCTTCAGACATAGAGGTTCTAGTATTCCCACGTGAGGCCAAGAACTTTAAGGATGATTACTTCCAAAATGGAGAGGTTATAACCATAAGCGGATCTCTCTCCAAGGATGGTGATGAAGAAAATGTCATATCAAAGATAATATTTAATTCTTGTGAAAAGCTCGACCTATCAAACTTTTCTGGAGGAAGTCCAATCTATCTAGATATAGAATCAAAAATAAGTGAGAAAAAAATAAAGCAATTATATGATATAATTAATTCAAAAGATGGAGGATCCTATGTGTTCCTCTCATATATGGATAGTGGCAAGAAGCTGACTTTTAAGTTCAAGAAAAAAACATCTATCCTAATGAAAGAAAAACTAGAGCAAATATTAATGGAGACAAAATGACAACTGGAAATTTCTACCAGAATCCAACAACAAAAGAATGCTGGGTTTTTTGCCCATCCTGCAATAGGTGTCAAGATAAGGGCCGTTACACAAAGTGCAATGGTTGCAGCGGGAGATACGATCCAAAAGGCTGTATAGACGCAGATTCAGATGATTACTGCGATTGCAAGAATGGAGTACTTCGCTGGAAGACACAGCAGGGAAGACTTGTAATGACTAGATTCAAGACAAATCCATTCAAGAGTAAGGTCAAGTACGTAAAGAAGTCTGAAGATGAAAGAGACTGGGATTCTTACGTAAAAGACATGAGAGAAAAGATGGATGACCCAAACTGGAATCCAATTACGATATATGAGGAATGACAGATGAAAAGACGTGAAGTAGGTAGAATCTCAATAGGAGATATAAAAGTCATAGAATATGAGCCAATGGACTTGAACGACAAGAACTTTAAGTTTTTTGTTCAATCCGGAGTTGCTGGCTTCTATGCCTCTGATGAAGATTTACGTAGGTTATACACTTTATTGGGGTACTATCACAATATAGACTTAATTCAAAGTATCAAAATTACACTTGCAGAGGAGGCCTAATGACTTGGCCAATATTAGAAGATGATTTCATGGAGTACGGTAATAGCCGGTTGGATAGCCCTTGGCGAAGGAAAATATAAAAACATCCATACTGGGTATATCATGGATGAGAATGGAACTATCTTTAATCAAGAGGGCGAAATCGTATCCAAGATAAACGATGGTGAGTAATGCCAATAACTTTATTGTCGGATATTGATCCTTTCTTAAAAATAACGCTGTCAGAATTTAGCTATTCTAGGATAGACACATATGAGATGTGTCCTTCTAAATATTTCTTTTCTTACATAAAGAAAGAGCCAAGGCTATTCTCTGCCCCAGCTGTACTTCGGAAACATAGTCCACGGAGTTCTCGAAGATAATGTGTCTAATGACACAGCGCTTGATTTGGAGAAGATGAAGATCTCCTATCAGGAGCACAAAGGGATCCTCGATCCAAAAGAAGAAATTCCAAAAGATCTATTCGATGCTGGAATACAAATCATTGAAGACTTCTACGATCGTTATTCGGACAGTCAATTCCATGTATTTGAAAAGGAAATGGGTTTTAATTTTATTATTGGGAATTACTCAATAATTGGTTATATGGATAGAGTCGATTTGTATGATGATATGGTTGAAATAGTCGACTACAAAACCGGAAAAAGAGAAGTAGCACAAAAAGATATATCAAAAAATCTCCAGTTAGGAATATATGCCATAGCTGCTTCGTTAGCTTTCCCTGGGAAAAAGATAAAAGGCTCACTTCATTACTTGAGATCTGGAAGAATCAAGTCTCATGAATACTCAGATGAAGATTTAGAAAATATAAAGAATGAACTAATAAATAGAATCAATGTAATAATAAATGATTTAAATTTTTCTCCAACAAAGAATGAAAGAGTATGCTCATTCTGCGATCACGCCAAAAGCGGAGCTTGCCCTACTGGGGCTGGAAGACTTAGAAGATCCGGGGCATAGTAAAAGCCCCTGACCCTAGATCTTTTTAGGGATCTAGAGCCAGGGGCTCTATTTAATATCTAATATTTAATTAGAACTCAGAAACTGGGTTATCCAGCCCTGACTGGACGATGTCAAAATCATCCGAATCAACAACGATCTTAACGGCATCCTGGCGCTCAAGGCCAAAAACCGTCATATCCTCAATGACAGACTCATTGATAGCCTGACGCATGCTGTTGAAAATGGTGTTTGCGGTTGTCATTTTAATCTCCTGATTTGTGTTATTTGTTTTTTTGTTAAGGATAAAGTATAATGTTATAACGTTGACAGATAAAGGATAGCAGACATATGGTCAGTGGAGCAAATCCGAGAGACTTTTTTTCGAGGAGATCGAAGAAAAAGAATCCAACATTTCCAAAAAAGAAAACATCATCAGCCGATGCCACTCTAGCAAGAGAATCTGCAAAGGGCAACGCATACAGGCACACAAAGTCTGGATACAGGCCAGATATCGATATGGTTGTAAGGTCAAACTGGGAAGCTAATGTGATTAGAATCCTTGACCGGATACAAGATTGATTTTGAGTTTGAGCCAAAGGTCTTTACTTTTCCAATTAAGAGGGGAACTAAAGGGTATACACCAGACTTATATATAGAAGAAACAAAAGAGTGGATTGAAATCAAGGGTTATCTTGATGATAAAAGTAAATTGAAGTTAAAGAGATTCAAGAAGTATTATCCAGAAGAGTTTCGGAAAACTAACATTCATAATTAGCAAGTACTCTGCTGAGGCAATCAGATTTTCGATTGAAATGGAAATTCCAAATATTATTTTCTACGAGGACATAAGAAACGAATATGCCCGACTAATAATAAACTGGGAGGGCAAGTAATGGCTTCATACAAAGAACAGTATTACAACCTTGAAGAAAGCGAAATGCAAGAATTGATTCTTCAGGCGAAGAATGGATCAGAGCAGGCAAAAACAGAGCTACTTAAGGTATTCAACAACTTCCTAACAAAATATGTAACAATGCTATTTTCAGGGAAGTATAGTTATTCTGATTACGACATCAGAAGATTTATATCACTCTTTGTCAAAGACACGTTTGTTAGGTATGCGCTGATGAAAAACAAGCTTAATCAGGCTGGGTATAAGCATGTAAATGAGTGCATAAGCGGAATACTTTACATGGTCAAAAGATATTGCACAGAAGAAGATGTTCAGCAAACAGTGAGACTAACATTCTTCCAGTGCATAAATAGATATGAGAAAAAGGAATCAGAGAAAGGGCCAATACCATTTAGCGCATTCTTGTATAGCTACTTCTTATATCTTCTTAAGAAGAATGTTGATACCATGCTTATAGATCAACTGGGAAGAAAGACTTTTCCTTTGGTGACACAAGATGACATGTCTGGGGAATCTGATTCCGATGAGAATGGCATTGCAGGAGCCTATGTCGATACCCAGCAGTATGCTAATATAGATACTCCATTCAGTAGCGAAATCGACGAGTTTTGGGTTCTAGGAAATGAAACTGATGCTATATTTAGTAGGTTGTCTGTTCAAGAGAGGCAGCTGATAAAGTGGAGATTCATAGACAACAAGAGATCTTCCGAGATAGCTCTAAAGATAACAGAGCATCCAAATACAGTAAGAGAGCACATAGCTAAGATAAAAGATAAGATTCTTTCGATTCTAGAAGAAGAGCGGAATGGAAGACTATAAAATTCTTTTAAAAGATTTTTTCTCCAAGAGAGAAAATAGTTCAAAATCAGACAAAGAAGAGGATGATGAGTAGTTATTCAATCTCGAAACAATTCCTGGAAAAGGTGCCCAACATAATTGGTCCTCAGGTTGAAGAGTTCATAAGTGCAATAAGCTCAAAAGAAGAGCTTGATAAATATTATATTGAGATTCCAGATCCGAACTACGTAGATCTGTCTTTCAATGATATTGCATCTCTAGTTGCAAGAGCTTCCAATATCTATGGAAGAGCTGCTCGATTTGCTGGTTTTGCTAGAGCACAGTATAAGTTACTAGAGGCTCAGTATAAGAGAATTTATAAAGCCAATAGAATTGGAAAGAATGAGGCGGAAAGAGAAGCAGCAGCAGCCGCGGCGTCAGATGAGCAATATGTTGCCTTAATGACAATGGAATCGCTTGTGCATTTGGCCGAATCAATGGAATTAGCTGCTAGAATATCTTCTGAGTCTGCAAGAAAGTTAATGGACAAAATGCAGTCCATGCAAGTGGCTTCTGCTAGAGAAGAAAAGGGTTTCTTTTCTGAAAAAGATTTTTCTACTTTTTAAAGGAGTATACGTGTATATAGGACATTATAAATCTGTTGCGTCTGCAAACGAATTCTTTTCCTCGAAAAGAAAAAACTTGGATTTCCCAACCCAAGTTGAGCACAAGGGTCAAAGATATCTCCTTCATGCAACACACATTGCCTCCACCAAAGGTCAGGAGTCAAATATAAAAGATAGAGCAAAGCAGTTGGGAATTCCTTTTGGAATTAAGCTGGACTAAAAATTGAATATAGAAGTTTTCTGCGATGGAGCCTCCAGGGGCCAGGGGCAAAAGAAGTTTGGAGAAGCCGCTTGTGCTGTCGTAGTTTTTAAAAATAAAAAGAAGGTAGCTCAATTTGCAAGAGGACTAGGTGCAAGAACAAATAACGAAGCTGAATACGAGGCAGTGATTACTGCACTTCTTATATGCACGATGTCTGATTTTGTTGATCCAATAATTTATACAGATTCTGCCGTAGTTGCGAATCATGTGAATCAAAAATGGGTTTGTAAAAACTCCGCACTAGTTCCGCTTCTCATGACTATTGAGGAAATAAAAGAAGAGTATAGATTTAGGCTTGTCCAGGTTCCTAGGAATACTGTTCATGAAGCTGATGATCTTGCTAATCAATTTTTAAATCAATTAGAGATAAGAAAAGAAATCTCTCAAAATAAATGGTATAATAGCCCACATGACAAAGATTATAGAAGGTAGTCCAATAATCCTAGGACTGGCTGGAAAAGCTGGTGCTGGTAAAACAAGCGTAGCTGAGCAGATAGTTCCTAAGGGAGCACTTGAAACTACAAAAAATGGCATAAAGTGGGATCATATATTTTTTGCCCTTCCGCTGTATGAATTAGCTTCGATCAGAAAGAATACAAAAGGAGAGAGAGAAACTTCCAGAAAACTGTATGCAATACATAATGTATTGTACGAGATATATGGTAGCTCTCCACTTGGAAACATACCTGATTATGATGATTTCATTAAGCTGGTGAAGGAAATAAATGCTCTTGCGATAGAGCCTGATGGTGTTAAGCCAAGAAGATTTCTCCAGTCAGCTGGAGATATATGCAGAAGCTTTGACCCAGAATGTTTTGCTAAGTGGGGTGTGGCAAAATCAAAAAAGATATATCGTGAAATGTTGAGAGGACTTGAGGATCCATTTGAGTCTGCAATCGGAGTAATAATATCCGATGTTAGATATCCAAATGAGGCTCAAAATATACTTGATCAACCAAATGGATTTGTCATATGCTTTGACGCATCTGACGAAACACTTAATGCTAGACTTATGAAGAGAGACGGAAAGCCAATGTCTGCTGAGGCAGCAGAGCACTCTTCGGAAAAGCAGATGGATATAATCAAGGAGATGGCAAGCGGTGTATTAAATACAGATGGCTTAGACATCGAGCAACAGACGCAAATTACATTAGATTTTATAAACAATTTAATCAGCTACTAAAGAGGAAAAATGCCAAAGATAACCCAGAATGCCCATGAGCAATCGACAAATTCACCAATTGATCAGGCTGTCTCAGCAACTGCTACAGAAATAGCACTCTCGAGCAGTCCAATATTTATATGTGGAGTTAACAGAAAGATCAATATTGGTAACTTTGAGAACGTAGATGTCTATGCAGGGCTAACAATACCACTTGAAAACGTGGACTTCTCAGACAAGGAAGCTCTTGCCGAAGCAGTAAAGAACGCAGCGGCATATGGATTTTCACTAGTCTCAAAAGAGACCGGTGAAAGATATAACCTTATCAAGGAATCTCAACAAACTGGTAGGTAATTTTCTACTAGTTTAAGTTACTATGATAAGGTACAACAACAAACAATCAAATTAAAACAGAGGTTAAAATGTTTAAGAAGCTAGCACAGAAAATCAAGGTACTTGTTTTTAGAGTTCAGAAGCTTGATCCAAACAGTCCAATGGCAAAGGCTCAGGCCAAGCTAATCGACGACATTGCTGATGTTGCTGAGGATGCTGCAAAGGACATTGCAGAGTCTGCAAAGAAGGAAGTCGGAGAGGCAGTTCAGGAAGTTAAGAAGAAGGCTGCCAAGAAGGCTCCAGCGAAGAAGGCTGCAGCAAAGAAGCCAACCAAGTAATAAGTGCAATGAGCCTAGCTAAGTTCAGAAAAGTTAGTAAGGGTGGAAAAAAGCCCAAACCAAATAAGTGATCATTTATGGCTTTTAAGAAAAAGATTTACATAAGTGGTCCTCGAATGGGTACTAACAATTATATGAACGGTATCGAGTTGCCTGTAAAAAGAAAATCTTCTAAGAAGACAAAAAAGAGGAAAAAATAATGGCAATTAAAAAAGGCTCAGAAACTTTTGCTGGTTACAATAAGCCAAAGCGTACTCCAAGTCATCCCAAGAAGTCCCACGCAGTACTTGCTAAGTCGGGATCAAAGGTAAAATTAATTAGATTTGGACAGCAGGGTGTAAGTGGTTCACCAAAGAAAAAGGGTGAGTCAGCTTCATACAGGAAAAGACGCGAATCATTTAAGGCGCGTCACGCAGCAAATATCAAAAAAGGTGTAATGTCAGCTGCCTACTGGGCCGATAAGGTCAAGTGGTAGTTGATATTATTATAAAATAATAACCTAGTATACTAAGGAGAAATATAATGGCAATGATGAAGAAGAAGCCAATGGGCGCCAAGAAGATGCCCGCCAAGAAGATGTCAGGCCCAAATATGATGGGTGGCAAGAAGAAGATGTCCCCAAAGAAGAAGATGGGCTACTGATAACATGGCGGCAAAGAAGAAGAAGCCAGCAGCTAAGAAGTCTGCATCAAAGATGTCAGGGTTAACCCCTTCTCAGCAGAAGCTTCCTCCTTTTATTAAAGCAGCTATCCTTAAGAAAAAGAAGAAGTAAATGGCTAAGAAGAAGTCCCTTTTCCAAAAGAAAGTTACTAAAGTAATGGATGAATTTGGGAAAGGGACTCTTCACTCTGGAAAGGGTGGTTCAGTTGTAAAAAATCCAAAGCAAGCAGTAGCTATCGCCATATCTATGGCAAATAGGAAACCAAAGAAGAAAACCACAAAGAAAAAATAGGAGAACCAAAATGGGCAAAGTCGCTTGGGATTATGTTGTTCCAGTAAAGCAACCTTCAGATCTTAAAGGTACTATACCAGGCAAGTTGCCTGAGAGTCTTCTAGTTAAAGTTCCTGGTGGACGGAAAGCTCCACTGGGCAGCAGCCTATGCTTGGCTCGCAATGTGCGAAGCAGCGAAAGCAGAGGGTGTTGAGCTAAAGCCTACATCATCTGCAGATACATACAGAACTTATGAGTCGCAACTTGCTGCATTTAAGCAGCGTTATACCACAACTCCAAACGGAAATGCAACCCGCACCTTTGAAGGAAAGAAGTGGTATAAGAAAGATCCAAAGCTAGCTTCGCTAGCTGCACCACGGAACATCGCAGCACAATAGCGGTCTTGCCGTAGATGTGCACAGTGCAGGTGAGCCAAAGCGTCTTAACTGGCTCATTGCAAATGTAAAGAAGTTTGGCTTCTCGTGGGAAGTCGTTCCAGAAGAGCCATGGCACATTCGCTATGTTTGCGGAGATGCTATGCCAGAAGCTGTCGTGGCATATATGAATGCCAAAGGGCTCGCAAAGCCTGCTGGTGGTGCGTCTACTGCTTCCGTACCACCAGCAGGTGGAGCTAGCGCTGGTGGAGACGATGGTGGAGACCTTAATCCTGGAGATACAGGGCCAAGAGTAACCAAGCTTCAAGAAGAACTTGCCGAAAGAGGATTCTACAAAGGTGCATTTGATGGCTCCTTTGGGGCAGAGACAGCAAAAGCTGTAACCGCTTTTAAGCAGGCTAATAAGCTCGGTGCTGATCCAAAGGCTGGATCAAGAGTTTTAGGCCTTCTAGGCATAGGGCTCTAATGCAATCATGGAAGCTATCATTGTTGCCTTGATAGGAGTAGTTGGTTCTATTCTTGTAGTTATGCTAGAAAAAACTAGAAAAGAAAATAGAGAAGATCACAACGTCCTTGCGACAACAGTAAATAGAATAGAGCAAAAGTTGGACGACCATATGAGAGATCATGCTTTTAGTGAGATGGCTAAAAGAGTTAGAAGAAAAGAAATGAATAGAGGAGCATAACATGGCCGCAAAGAAGAAGAGCAATAAGAAGTGGATTCAGGGAGCAATCAAGCGCCCTGGTGCCTTCACCGCAAAGGCAAAGAAGGCAAACAAAACAGTTGCTGGAATGGCTGCTGCCGTTACCAAGAATCCAAGCAGATACAGCGCCACAACAGTTCGTCAGGCAAATCTTGCAAAGACTCTAAGAAAGATCAGCAGGAAGAGAAAGTCGAAGTAGTAAATGGCTAAGAAAAACGTTGCCAAGAACTCAGCCCTTTGGTCTCGCGTAAAAGGCGAGGCCAGGGCTAAGTTTGACGTATATCCTAGCGCCTATGCAAACGCTTGGGCCGCAAAGAAATATAAGTCTTTAGGTGGAACTTGGAAAACAGTTTCTGCTAAAAAAGCAAAAAGAAAGAAGTAATAAATGGCTGCGCCAAAAGGTGTTGGTTTAACTAAGTGGTTCAACCAACGTTGGGTTAATATAGGCGCTCCTAAAAAGAATGGTAAGTGGCAACCCTGCGGAACCTCTGGTGCTGGTGGCACCGGTTATGCGAAATGTGTTCCGGTTGCAAAAGCAAATGCAATGTCGGCTTCTCAAAGAAGAAGTGCAGTTCAAAGAAAAAG